AGATACTCCTTAAACATATTCCATGTATCTACGATTTGCTCTTCTTCCATACTCTACTCCTCGATTGTTTGTATGTCGTCTAATTCTACTTCATCTATAATAGATTCGTCGTCCGAGGTATTTACCAAAGTCGCTTCTTTTATTAGATAATCTGACATAACAGTATCGAGGTTTTCGCCGATCCATTTCTTACGATATTCTAAGATTTCTTTGCCATCGCTGGAAACATACTTTAGTCTGTTACCTTGTTTTTCAATGACACCTTTTGCTTCAAATAACTCCAATAGTCCGCTATATGGATTCATGCCTGTTTCATAAGGAATTTTAACTTGCACTGCCTCGAAAGGTTTTGCATATCTAGTTTTCATTACCTTACAGCCTGCACGAATACCCATAACTTGACTGATCTTGTTACCATCTTCATCTTCTTTTAGTTTTAGTTTTTTCATTGCTACAACAATTGAAGATGCATAGATAAAGCCTTGACCGCCTGATATCTTGTCATCTGGATCAAACATATCTTGTGATGCATATGTATGGTTAGTACACACTAAGCCTACGTTATGTGAACCAATCATGTTAACAGTATTACGTACAAGTGATGTTAGTGCTTTAGGCTTACGACCCATGTCACCTTTCATGTCACCCTTTTGAAACTGATCAACATCTGTTGGTGTTAATAGCATACCTAGTGAGTCAATAACAAATAATACTTTAGGACGTTCTTCTTCGTCCATTGCTTTATAGTCAATCATAAATGTTGATACTGTTTTAGCAACATCATCAATCATTGACATATTAAGTTTTAGTAGTTTGTCATCTGCTGTGTCTACATCTAATGCTTGTAGCCACGCTTCGTCAAGTGCATTCTCTGAATCAATTAAGACTACAAAGATGCCTTGGTCTTGTGCCGCTTTTACAATGTTACCTGCACAGATATATGATTTACCTGCACCTGATTCTCCTGCAAAAACAGATACCTTACCTAGCGGAACACCTTTATGAAAGTCTCCTGAGATAAGATAGTTGAGTGCATAATTTCCTGTACTAATCCAATCAGTCGGGTCATTGAACCCTGCACTCATTCCTGAAATGGATTTAGTTAGTTGTGTCCTAAACTTAGTAGGATCAAACGCTTTATTCGCCATGGTATCTCCTGTTTTTAAAAGCCGTTAATTTATGAGTTACAAGCATTACACTTGTAACCCATATTAAATTATTATTAACTTTGACGTGCTCTGATCATTGCTAGAATGTCTTGAGCATTACCACCATCTGCTGGTGCCGCTTCAGCAGTTGGTGCTGGAGTTGCCGCAGGAGCCGCTTCTGCTACTGGAGCAGGTGCCGCTGGTGCTGGTGTCGGAGCAGGTGTTGTTGCCGCTGGTGCAGATGCCTTTAATGGATCACCTGTACGCTGTTGCATACCTGCTGGTCGGAAGTATTGTCCCCAACGATCTGCATCAAATGCTTCACCGTCTACTGACGCTTCAAACATTTCTTGCATTACTTTAAGTTCAATCTCTCCTGGCTTTTTAGGCAGGAAGTCTGACAAATTAAACAGACCGTTTGTATTAACTGCATTCATTTGTGCATCGTCTAATGGACGATCTCTACGTGCCCAATTACTTGTGCTGTAGTCTGCGTATCCACCTTTGGATGTTTTGTTTAGACGAAAGTCTACGCCTGCAGTATAGTCTGTTGGCAATTCTTCCATGTCTGGATCCATAAGCGCCTGCTTAATGATCTGGAAGATTTGTGGACCAATAATAAACCTACGAATTGGATTCTCAGGTGTGTTATCGTCTGTTAGTGGATTGTCATTTACAAATCCTTGGAATACGTATGAACGTTTTTTCCAATATTTACGACCCATGTCTTCTAGACTTGGATCTTTAAACCAACCACGGACTTCTTGTAAAATACCACAGCTATCGCCGTACATTTCCATACATGGTACTTGTACCTGTACTGGACGACTTGATGTGTCACCTTTTACTCCACTAAATGGTAGTTTGATCATCAAACGCTCTTTCCAGAAGAAAGTATTGTCTGCGTCTCCATCAGGAAGGAAACGTAGAGTACAACTCTCGCCTTCTTTGATATTCCAAAATGGGTAAATTGCGTTGTCGCCGCCGCCTTGTCGTTGTCCGCCAGTATTGGCTTCTTGCTCTTTTAGTTTAGCTCTTATTTCTGCTAATGATGCCATAGTTATGCCTCCTATATATGTTGCCTATGTGCAGTAGCTATATTGCTACTAGTGCCTTTGTTTTGTATAGCACAGTTATTATTATATACTGTTTTATACTAGTTGTCAAGTCTTTTTTTAAAGAAAAAACATAAAAACTTATAACAGGATTAAAGTCCTGCTAATTTCATTAATCTATCGCCTAATTCTCTTATTTCTTGTGCCTCTGTTTTCTTTTCAGCTTTGCTATACTTGTCTTTTCCTGATTCACCAATTTCTTCATCTTGCTCGATTGTAGGCTCCATTACAGTACCTGTTGGTTCTTCGTCAATCATTGGTTCTTGTACAGGGTTTGCATACTGTTCAAAAGTTGATTGTATACGCTCAATAAACTGTTTTGCAGGTTCAATATACTGTTCGCCATAATCCTTTTCAATGGCTGTTAGTACTGCTGTTTCGCCTTTTGGAAATGTTCCTTGCTCTCTATCAAACAACGATAGTACAAATTCTGATACTGGTATCTTTTGTTCTTCTAGTTCATCGTCATCTTTGCCCATTGCTTTTTTAATAGCTTTATCTTTTGCAGCCATATAATCGTCTGAATCAATATCGCCGTCGTCATCGTGATCTTTGCCTTTGGCTTCGTTCATTTTGTTCTTTTCGTGACAGTCACAATGCTCGCAATCTGGTCCACATTTGCATTCTGTTACAGGCTTGCCGCAACACGCTTCTGGACACATTTCTTCTTTTGCTTCTGCAAACTGCCCCATCATGTCTTCAAAACTGTTTTCAATTTCTTCACCGTACTTGTCAAAACTTCCTGGCATACCACGAGTTGACCCGTCTGGTCCTGTTCCCATAAAGTAAGGCATTTCAATTACTTGTCCTACTTGTAGTGCTTTAGGATCTGCAATATTGTTAAGCATCATTATTTCTTTTACTGCTTCTTCAATATCAGCGCCTTGGAAATTAGCATTTTGGAATTTTTTAGCAATTGAATATATTGTATCACCTGATGCAACTTTATATGTTTCTGCAGGTGCTCTTACTTCAACATCGTCAATTGGTGCTTCGCCTAATATATCTTCTGCTGTAATATCTTTTGCTTTTGTTGCTTCACTTACTAAGTTATATATGTAAGGGAATACATCTTTAAGTTCTTCGTTAAACTGTCTAATAGTTAATTGGTCTATCCAGTTTTCTGCAACGTCACTAGGCACATCTTCCATCATTGGCTTTTCGTATGCGGCAATAGTTTCTGCATAAAACTTTGGCTTTTGTAATGACTCAATAGTTTTTCTAACTGTAATAATTCTTTCTTTGACAACATCCATATATCCTGATAGGCTTTCTGCCATTACAGCTGAACGACCCATGTAAGATTTAAACTTGCGGAGTTTATTCATCTCTTCACTTAGGCCTACAATATGTGTTCCAAAATCATCAAATGGTTTACCACCTTCAGCAACGTGTCTTGCCATTGCTCTAGCACCAGTTAAATGTTTATATGGATATAAGAAGCGTTCACCATCTGCACTTTCAATATATATTTTTCCAATATTTCTTGTACGTGCTTTACCAAGCTCTGGATTTACGCTTTCTGTGTGCTTGATAACTATTCTAGCACTATCTACATTTTGGTAACTATGTTTGTTAGTACCATACATCTTTGATTCACTCATTGTGTTGTCTCCGCGATTTGTTGCTAAAAACGCATAATCTCTACGATCTAAATTTGACTTGTTAATATTACGTGTGTCAAATTTTAATAGACGCTTTTTGCTAAATTGTCTTAGTTCTTTTAAAAAATCATACCATCTTGCTTGTGTAAGTTCA